AAAAAACTGCGCGGTCAGATGGTCAACCTAAAAAAAGCGTTTCAAGGTATGGCTGATCTTGGTGACAATGATTTCTCAGGCCGGGGCGCTGACAACATCAAAGCCTTTTTCAAAGACCACGCCGGCGTCACAGACAGCTGGCTTGATCTGATCGACATGAAAATCGCATTTCTCACAAGCCTTCCCGGCAAGGTCGAAGATGCCGGACTTTCCAGTTCGCATGTGGAGGAATCTTTCCTGGAGCATGAACTCACCCACGCCCTCAGTAAATCAAAGGCGATTATGGAAGAGCAGAAAAAAGACATGCGCTCCATCCTCGGAGAGATCGAAGACATCATCTCGCTTGATCTCTTTTCCACCGAAAGCGTGGATCACAAGCTCCAATCAGCCGACAAAAAAAGAAGCGGAACCATACATAAACTCGGCAAGCTTGATCACGATCTAACGAAAGAATACGCAGAAACCGAAGCAAACGAACAGTTTATCCAAGCCGACTTTCAGCAGCTCCAAAACGCCACAGGCAAAGGAAAAAGCGCCACGCCGCTTCACTACAACGCCAAGGCATACCGAGAAAGCGACACCCATAAGAAGAAAGGCGAGATTGCAAAACATTCGGATGCTTATTTGACGATTAAAAAAGAAGAGGCGAAAGAGCGGGAAATCAAGGATCTGAAGAAAAAGCTGGCCGATGGTGTCACCGATCCGGATGAGTATTTGGAAATCACGAAGAAGATCGGCTATCAAAACCTTGAACCTGCTCAGGTGCAATATGTGCTGCAGCTTGAACAAGCAAAACAGCTCGAAGAAGTCGGAGAAACGGCTTGGGATATCGTCAAAGGAATAGGCGTCGGCCTTTATGATGTGGGAAAAGACACCATAACCGGCGTCAAAGATCTCGCTGTCGGCGCATGGGATTTTTACCATCTCTCCGATGAACAAAAAGTCGCTAAAACCATATCGGCTGTATTGAACACGCCCTCCTACACAAAAATCATATGGACAAACCTGGCGGATTCGTGGAATGATAAAATGGTTAACGGGGATGCGTATTCAAGATCCCATTACATCACTTACGCCATCGGGAGCATCGTCGGGCTCAAAGGTTCCGGCTCAGCTGTAAAAGTATCAAGCAAGCTCGCGAAAACAGGCGCCGCCAAAGTGGATAACGTCTTGGAAGCCGGTGAAAAAGCAGCTGCAAAACATGTAAAAACCGGGATTGAAAAAGGAAAAAATTATATCAATTCCGTTTCGAAAAATAAGTACCAACCCGCGCTTGCCGGAATAGCACAGGATATTGAAAATACTCACAATGTGAAGAATACGCCTTTGTTGAAAAGTATTATTGAAGATCAGAAAGAGAGTGTGCTCAGTAAATCTGTGACTTCTGACAATAACGGCATACATAGTGTTAAACAAGGAGACAGCAGTCCTCTCGCACCAGGCGGTGGCTTAGCTGCTCACGAAGCAAAAGGCGGACACCTTCTAGAAAGGCATGTTGGGAAAACAGATAAAGAATTAATAGAAAGACTGAAAACTGATCCTAACCCACATATTACAGCTTCATCTACTTTTAAAGATAGGGCTACCGCTGAAAGAATTGCTAATTCAGTTTTAAACGATCCAAAAAATATAAAGAAAATCGAAAATTGGATTGATGATCCTAAAAAACCTAAATTAATGTTAAGATACAAGGGCGATGGAGAAATAATCGGCAGAAGTGTATCAAGAAATTCAGATCTAGTAGAAAACGTTACAAACGCAAAAATTATACTCAAAAAAGATAATAACGGTAACTTTATCCTTACAGGATATCCAACCAAATAGAAAGAGAGGAAGTATCATGGATGAAAGGTATGATTTCTTAGATGAATTAGAAAATTTTTTAGGTGCAACATTTCATCAAGATATCCAATCCCCTGAACACGCCTTAGACGAATTTATTGAGGAAATTAGTAAAGAAGGTCTGCTATTTACAGTAAAGTATTGCGAAGAGTTTCTAAATAGCGATTTAACTATAGAAGAAAAGGAAGACATTATAAAGTGTAATGCAGAAATATATTTCCCGACAATTGGCTTACCACCTATAGAATGGTTGAAAAGTGTAATAGAACAACTAAAAGAAGCTATTTAAAAGAACACTGAAGGCCCCCATTTTATGAGAGGGCCTTTTTATATTGATACCGAAGTTTGTGGCCGGATAGAAATGCAATACCGACAGTGCGGTTTGGATCTACTTGACGGCATCACCAGCTGAACTTTTCAACAATTTTGACCCTAATAAGAGATACGGACAATAAATTTCGAGCCAAAAAATCAAGTTCGCCAACAGTTTGCCAACAACTTGCGAATTTGATAAACCGGCTATATTAAGAGAAAGTAAAAAACCCTTGCTGCGCAAGGGTTTTGGCTATGATTCCGACTGGGCTCGAACCAGCGACCTCTACCCTGTCAAGGTAGTGATTATCTTCTGATACGAACAGAAGTTTTATTTTGAAACCTTACTTTATAAGGTTTGCTGGTCAGTCTTTCTGATGATAAATCTTCTGTTTTGACTAAAAATGAACAAGTTGGTCCCCAATTCGTCCCCAACTGTCCCCAAATCAGATTTATTGACAACGGAACATAGGTTCGCATATCATCTTTGCAGGAGTTGAATTGCAATGACCGATTTTGAACGTAAAGTGTATCGGATTATTTTTAATATGACCCGCTGCAGGAAAAATCCCTCCATGGAACAATTGAAGAGGAAAACCGGGAAAGATGAACAGGCAATACGTGCTGCAGTGAAAAATTTGATGAGGGAACGCATGTTGAAGTGGGATAAAAAAAAAGAGAAGTGGATGATATGAAGGATGAATTGAAGTGATTAAACAGCCGGTAGTCAATTAAAATAACACAAAAAAGCCCACTTATAAGTAGGCTTTTTGTTTACGCTGATTACGGGTTCAGCGACTGAAACCTTTGTAGGTCCAAGTACTCTAAGTAAAGGACAATTAATTGTGTTTAATTCATCACTGTCATTTATTAATAAAACCATACCATTTATATATGAAAAAGTCAACTTGTTTTAGATTAAAAGTTAGAGGTTCCAAATTGGACTTGCTTTTATCTTTTTTTCAACTTTCGGATCATCAATGAGATATGCAGTAACAAACGAAGCATCTTTTGTTTTGTTATTAGTTATACGGATCACGACTACATAACCATCTGGTGTTACAAGTGTTACTCGTCTTGTATGATCGTATCTTTTTTTAGACGAATCCCATCCAGCATAATAAGTTAAAGAATTATCCTGTAATACTTTTTTAATCCAAAGTATTCTCCATGCCCTTTCTTCACTAAACAAAAGTTTATCTTTTGCTCTTCTGGATTTATTTTTAAAAAAAGCATGTGCAAATTGATGTATTGGAAATTTAACAATGTATCCATCACAAGAAACTATTGGTTCTTTACAGTACTCATCAATATAAATTTGTCTGTATTCTGATTCGCCTCCACCCAATACAAGCAACTCAGAATACAAAGGCACTTGGACACTCATTTTACAATTCTATCTCAAAAATATTGAATTTGAATTCAGTTTTGTATGTCTTTTTGATTGGGTGTCCTAAATAACTCTCTATTTTTTCAACAATTTTCAATTTAGCTTCACTTGTACAATAATTGTGGTATTTGTAACCTACTGCTCCTATAAGAACGTCAGCTAGTTGAACTAAAAGTGAATGTTTAGATTCAATTGCTTGTACACTTTCCACAAATGAGAAAGAAGCGTTATTTAAAACTTTACATAATGTATGTAGTCTGTCTACATTTTTATTCTTTTTGTGGTCTAGATATATCCGATAATGTTCTGTTTGTTCGAGCCAGTGTAATAATAATTGAAAATAAAATTTATAAAAACCCAATTCATGGTCGTTATCATGATATAAATCTATTCTAACCTTATTTGTGTCAACAACAATACCTCTAAACCTAAGAGATTCAGTAAAGAATAAATCCACTAATTCTAAATAAAAATCCAATTTTGAAGGAGAAACATTTCTCCATTTTAACTCCCCATAAACATCATGCTTTTTTTGTAGTTTTTTTATCTTGCGTTTCAATCCGCTTCTTTTATGTCTATCAATCCATATACCGCCGATAACCATATATTTGTCTTTGTTTTGCCTAGATAAAGAATCGGGTCTACTTTCATCACAATAAATTTCAAACAAACAAATCACCTACTTTTGTAATAGGAAAACATCTATAACTTTAATGATATTACATAATTATGAATTTTAAAAGTGGTTTACCAATTTTCCCTTCTCATTTAGCTATAAAAAAGCCTTCTTTCTTGTATAGGGCTTCATTCATCAACGCCGGCACTTCTTCCGGCCAGCTTCCCTCACTTATACGCACTCAATTACCCCAAGCAACTCTACGATTCTATAATGGAAAATTGACTTGACAAAAAATCCAAATAAATTTGTATTAAGAAGCACGCTCCACTCACCAGCTAAATATATGCTATCCTTTATTTATACCAAAACAAGGGGGAACTCCAATGGATGCTTCGGCAATTATTGAATTCAGACATGTTAAAGATTTAAATGACAAAGAGGGGGATTTTATATTCAGAACAACTAAAGGGGTAATAGATGCGGATATTCAAGATGGTGAATTCGATTTGTGGACTGGCGACATCATCCCTATCAAAACACACGAAGGAACAAAAAATTACAAAGTTTTAAAAGTAAAGTATAATCCTCTAAATGATAATAATCGTGTTTATTTTGTAGCTGAACACGAAGAAAAATAAAACTCCCCTCTCAGAGGGAGTTTTTTTATTATTTCAATTTCGCTTCAATTTTCGCTTTCGTCTTTCCATAAATGCCATCAAAATTCAGTCGATTCATAAGCTGAAATCGTCTTTAAACAAGAATTTTGAATAGGTAAAATAACATAGATCGAATTGATCATTTCACACTTTAGAATCATATCACCTTCTATTTCTTCATTTTTCCATGGTAAAATCTTGTTGAAGTTTTTTGAAAGAAAGGATATGGTCATGAAAGTTTTTGAAGCAAACAGCTTGTTGACCGCTGCCAAACAGCGTGCGAGTGAATACAAAGAACTGCGCGGCCAGATGGTCAATCTAAAAAAAGCGTTTCAAGGTATGGCTGACCTCGGTGACAGCGACTTTTCAGGCCGGGGCGCTGACAACATCAAAGCCTTTTTCCAAGACCACGCCGGCGTCACAGACAACTGGCTTGATCTGATCGATATGAAAATCGTATTTCTCACAAGCCTTCCCGGTAAGGTCGAAGATGCCGGACTTTCCAATTCCCATGTGGAGGAATCATTTCTGGAGCATGAGCTCACCCACGCTCTGAGTAAATCAAAGGCGATTATGGAAGCGCAGAAAAAGGACATGCGCTCCATCCTCGGAGAAATCGAAGACATCATCTCGCTTGATCTATTTTCAACGGAAAGCACAGATCAGAAGCTTTCTTCAGCTGACAAAAAAAGAAGCGAAACCATACATAAACTCGGCAAGCTTGATCACGATCTAACGAAAGAATACGCAGAAACTGAAGCGAACGAACAGTTCATCCAAGCCGACTTTCAGCAGCTCCAAAACGCCACAGGCAAAGGAAAAAGCGCCACGCCGCTTCACTACAACGCCAAAGCGTACCGTGAAAGTGACATCCATAAGAAAAAAGGCGAAATTGCAAGACATTCGGATGCTTATTTGACGATTAAAAAGGAAGAGACGAAAGAGCGTGAAATCAAGGATCTGAAGAAAAAGCTGGCTGATGGTGTAACCGACCCGGATAAATATTTAGAAATCGCCAAAAAGGTTGGCTATGAGAATCTCACCCCTGAACAGCTTGAATTTGTTTCATTTCTGGAACAGCGTAAAGCTTTCATGGATAACGGAAAAGAAGCATTGCAAATCATAGGTGATGGCGCCAAAGGTCTGCTTGTTGGTGTATACGATCTTGCCAAGGATACCGGTGAAGGAGCACTTCAACTCGGACGGAATATCGGTTGGACAATTGACAACTTAAACAAAGATCCTCAAAAAGTTCTGGATACTGTTCTGGAATACGACTATCTAGGTGTCTTTCAAAGTATGGTTGACACATTGAAGGATGATTGGGATAAAAAGATGATTCACGGGGATGCATATACACGGATGCACTATGTTACTTACTTGGGCGGAAGTCTTCTGTTATTGAAAGGCGGAAAGTCCTCTGTCTCAACAGGCTCAAAAGATCTTGCTAAAGTTGGGAAGGCGGCTAGCGAAAAGATTAAAAATGGCAATCCATCTGTCAAGCCTTATGCCGATAGATATACCCCTGCATTAGAAGGGATTTTACAAGACGCCGGGAATACTATTAATGTTAAAAATACGCCGCTTTTAAAGAGATTAGTTCAATCAAAGGATGATTTGTTTACTAAAGCCGCACCTTATACTTACAGAGATGAATACGGAAACATCAAAACAGTTAACTTAAAAATGGGCCATCTTAAAAACCAAAAACATCCTAAAACTGGAGTTCCATATAATAAAGACGGTTTCCCAATTTTCAAAGCAAAATTTGATACGAAGATTGATTCTAAACTCTATAAGGAAAGCGATTATTTACAATTTAAAGATGCGACCTTAAAATTAAAAGAAAAAATTGAAAAAGATCCTTTACTTAGAAATCAATTCAATGACCTTCAAATCGAAATGATAAAAGCTGGTGAAACACCAGACGGATATACTTGGCATCATCACCAAGATTCAGGGAGAATGCAATTAGTTGACCAGAAGGTGCATCGGCAAACAGGTCATACAGGAGGTCGGCACCTTTGGGGTGGTGGAAGTAAGAACAGATAGGAGTTGGTCAATATGACAGAGTGGAGATTTACCGAAGAACCCATCGGGGAAACAACTGTTAAAAAAATCGAAAAGGCTTTAGATATTAAGTTTCCAAACGACTACATTTCAACTATATTAAACAACAATGGAGCACGCCCAAGTAAAAAGATTTTTGACTATGAAAATACAAAAGGCGCGGTTTTTAATCGATTACATGGTCTAACTGAGGATAGTTCAAGTTTTATTTTAGAGGTTTTAGAAGATTATCAGGATGGAAGAATGCTTTCAGGGATAGTCCCTTTCGCCTGTGATCCTTTCGGTAATGAAATCTGTTTCGATTATCGTAAGAATAAAGAAAATCCCTCTGTGGTTTTCTGGGATCATGAAATTGCTTATGAAGACCCTGATGGAGCTTTGAGTCATATATCTGATTCATTTACCGATTTGGTTAATAAACTATACGATGAATGAAAAGATAAGTCCCTTCTCATAACGAGAAGGGATTCTCTTATTTTAGTAGAGCTTCAAGCTTCGCTTTTGTTTTTGGTCCATAAATACCGTCAGCAGACAGGCCGTACATGGACTGGAACCGTTTGACCGCATTTGCTGTCTTCGCACCATATGCGCCGTCGATTCCGAAATTCTTCGCATTCTTATCCGGGTAGTAATGAAGAGCCGCCAACGCCGTTTGAATCTGTTTTACGGCCTCCCCTCGGGTCAACGGGCTTGTGACTTTAATGATACCCGGTGGCAGGCGGAAGGATGATTTCTTGCCGCCGGATGGTGAGCCAGCCGAATCCTTCAGCTTTATTACCTGGCCGACTCTGATTAGATTCGGGTTCTTAATGCCGTTCAAGCTTTGCAGGGTTTTCATACTTACTCCTGTTTTCTCTGCAATTACAGAAAGGGCATCGCCTTTCTTGACGGTGTACGTCGCCCCGCTGGTCTTTGAATCTATTTTTTGTGGTTTGGATGCCTTTTCACCTCCAAGGCGTTCAAGTTCTGCAGCAATGGCCGCTTTCACTTCATCCCAGCGCCCCTCAGACAGAATACGATGCGGGCAGTATTTTCCGTTCCAGTCCTGATGCTTTCTGATCCGGTCAATGCCCCACCCTCGCTCTTTAAGTAACTGAGCCACAAACTTGATTGCCAACGCCTCTGCTGCCTGGTATCGTGCGCCGCCTGACTTGCTGTAGCAAATTTCTACCGCAATAGACTTACGGTTCCCGGTTCCGTTTGTGCCGTCGCCAGAGTGCCAAGCATTCCGATCCAACGGAATCCCCTGAATTACTTCTTTATCATCGACGGCAAAATGATAGCTTGTCGATTCGCTGTTTCCCGTCATATAACTGATTTCATTGGCGGCTGATGCGTCGTTTGCTGTGTTATGGATGGTGATATACTCCGGCGTCATTGGATTCGGGCATTTCAGGCTGTATTCTTCGCTTAAAACTAATCTCTTTTTCACTGCAATTGTCATGAAAAATCTCTCCTATTCTGTTTTGGAATTAAAAAAGCCGCCGGGTTAACCAGCTGCCTGATCGTCTTTTTCTGCTTTCTGATCGTTGTCGCTTTCAATTACATGGAGCCGGTCAGTGATGACGGCCGGAATTTTAACGCCGATCTGTGCCAAGTTTTCCGTGATGGACAGGCCCTCATTTGCGATATAAAAAAGAACGGTTCCAAAGGTCAGAACACCGTTCAAATTTGTTATCGTATCAATAATGTTGGCGACGATGACCACCATAAAACTGAGCATCTTCCGCACATACCCAAACCACGCGCTGCGGCTCCGGAGCTGCTTCATTTTCCACGCTTTGATAATGCCGGTGATGACATCCAAGATGCTTAGGATCAGAAGCAAGTCAAGGTATTTCACCTCCCCGAAAAGATATGTTCTTGCGATCTGTAAGCTTTCAAAATTCATCCACACATGTATTCCCTCCATTTTGATCACCTCCTCCGAGGCAAAATAAAAACACCTATTCAGTTACAGGTGTTGGTTCACTATTATTTTCTTTCAACGCTGCTGTCGCGTTTATTTGCTTTTCGAGTTCCTCGCGTTTATTATCTGCAAACGTGTATAGCGCTTTATATTCGGCCAGCTCATTATTCTTCAGATTCAATTCCTGCTGTAGGGAAGCAGCTTTATATGCTGCAATTTGTAACTGGTCCTGAAGTTGCTCTTTTGTCATTTCTTGCATTCCTTTCACTCCTTACTCTTGATCGGGATACGCATTACCGCGTTCGCTTTCTGTAATTTCATCATATTCCGCTTGTGTGATGCGGCCTTTCTCAACGGCTTTTCTCATTTCACTGGTCAAAACAGTTCCGTTTTTCCAGCAATCCTCAAAAAACCCGAAAAGAGCACTTCGGTTCTCCAATGGGCTCCCCCGTTTCCTTTTATTGATTCATCAAGAGATTGCAAACCCGCTGAAGGTCAAGGACTTGCTCCTGCAACTTTTCCTCTGTAGTCTTTTCCTTTTCTCTATCTTTTGCTTCAATATTTAATACCACGGGCTCAAGCTTCATCTTTGCCATCCTCCTTATTTTGAACGTAGATTGTTATAAGCCCCTCTCGGTTGCCTTGTGGATCAACGACAATTTGAACAGGAATCATAACAAGCTTTTTGCTCCCACTGTACCCTTGATAATAACCATCAGGCTCCACATAGGTTTTTGTGAGCAAATAGCTTATTTCATCAGACTTTATATCATGAAGGACATATAATTGATACGCTACTTTGGTTTTATCGTCCGGCTGCAGATCGAACGAAACAGCCTCCATGGGATATGTCTTGTCTCCTTTTTTTATAGAGCCGGCAGTTATTTCGATTCCCGCGCTGGTTTCTTCTATTTCGATGCCGTCCGCATAATAAAGACTCATGTTAAAATCCCTTTTTTCAATCATAAAAATTACTCCCTTATTGTGATTCGTAAAAAATAACAATTTGAACCTTTATCGTTTTTCCGGCAACTCCGGCAGTAGTCCCGGTCCCTCTCACTCCAATATCAACAGAACTGGCGCTTATATTTTCTAATCCCACCGTAACCGCATTAGAATATGCGCCAATCGCTGTACCTACCGCCGCAAAAACATTCTCAGGCGCATAATCAAAACTATCAACAAAAGGAATGCGATTGTAGCGCGCGTACGCAGTTGCCCCTCCGTCCGGCGGCAGTTTAATGTCCCAAGTAAAGCAGTAAACCATCAAACCGTATTGTAGGCCTCCATGCTCGTCTTCTAATTCTGTAGAAACATTGCCACCCATCAATTTGAATTCGCAATTTTTTGCATTCCCTGCTACAACTTTGGTTCCCAATGGTAGCGTTAAATCTGATGCATCAACAATCGTTTTTTGGCCTGATTTCAGTCGAATGACCCCGGGGACATCAATATCTAAATTATTCGGTTTAAAGCGATAAATAGTAGCTGATCCTTCAAAAAGGGCCTGATAACGGTTATATGTGAACGGCTCTCCTATATTTTTAGGATTGGTAGTAGCAGTAAGAAGAAAAGCGTCTTCTTCAACAGCTGCCTGTCTTTCCATTTTCATATTAAAATGGCTTATAACTTGTCCAACATCTCCTATTTCTGAATACATTGAAATAGTTGGAACCGTTTCATATGCGGTTTGCTCGCCTGCGCCACGGAGCTCAATTTTGCCATCACCAATTGAGACTGTTCTGTAGATTTCATTAGAGGAATCACCAGGATCGTAAAACCTTCCTTGTTCCTGCGTTATTTTCGCAGAACTAACAACTAATTTGTTGTAATCATAATGAGAGTCTCTGGTGAATTGGTAAATCTTATCACCTTCGATATAGTATTCGGCATCTTCTGATTGTGTCAGCGCCTCGAAACGGGCCCCTTTTATGTCCACACCCTCTATCGTGATACCTTTCAACGTCCCGACGTTTATTTTGTCCGCTGAAAGGTCTTGGATCTTGGCGTTTGTTATTGAACCGTCAATGATATGCGCAGTGTCAATTATGGCCGTTCCAAGATGCGCCTTTTTAATAGCGGCGTTCGCGATAGCAGCAGATCCTACCGCCGCGTCTGCAATTTTTGCTGATGTTATCGCGGCCGATTGAATATTGGCTGAACCGACCGCAAGGTTTGCAAGATAGTTATTCGTGATGACCCCATCAACCAGGGCTACGTCATAGGGACTGTAGCCATATTCTTTAATTACCGCTCCTTTTCTGACTTGAACTTTTCTTACGACATAACTGCAATTACTGTTATCATCCGAACCATGGCCGCCCAAACCAATTGTGTAATTATTACCGGTTTCCGGTGCCGTGAATTGAATATTCACTCTCACGAATTCATCAGCCGGGTAATTGCTTATGTCAGTGAGCCCGCTTGCATCCAATGAAATGAATGTGCTGCCTTTTTTTAGATGATTCCAAGATATATCTGTTGTATTATTTCGTTTCACTTCAAAAGACAAAGTGTATACTTGATCTTTCACAAGCAACATCGTCTGTTTTACAGAGAGTTGACAAACACCGAAAGCCTTGGTGCCATCCTGAGAAATTGTCATTTCATTGAATTCTTTTTTGTCTATTGTGTACTTTGAGCCAGAATAGGCATACCACCAATTGCTATCTAACAATGAACCCGGCAAAATATTGGCATCATCAAAGTTTCTGGAGAGCTTATCAGCATCAACGGCCAGCTCAGCCAGTTTTTCTTTTGTGATCGCTCCGAAAACAATGTCCTCAGTCAGAATACGCTTAGTGGTCGCGGAAAATTGATCCGTGAATTCGCTTGCTGTGCCCCGTGTGTTGATTGAGCGCAAGCGATAATACCAAACTTCATTTACTCCCGTAAAATGCTCGTATCCGCCTGTTTTGCCTCTAAAAATACGATTCTCTTTTAATGGGGTGAATCCATTTACTTGTGAAGCATACACCTCATAGGCTGCAATATAACTGGACGGATCATAGTCCCATGTCAGGGCCACATTCTGAAACATGGGTTTGATCACTACATTCGACGGAACGGGCGGTGCTTTGTCGGGAAAGCTGCCATCCGTAACCTCTCCGGCATCCGGTTTGCTTTCCCAAGTGCCGCGATTTTTTTCAATTACGCTTTCAATTTGATCAATCCGGCTGTCCTTTTGTAATGCTGATAAAAATTGGCCGATCTCAACGACGCAAGTATTTTCAGGATCGGTAATATCGTATTCCATTGAAATAACGCGCTGCGATGTCTCAATTGGGATAGCGAAGTTTCGATCAATTGCGATCGTTGTATCTCCCAATTCCACATGTTCGTGTTCGTGTCCCGGAACGCTCTCAAGCAGTTGCACGGACAGCTCATAATTGATTTCTGTCTTGCATGCAGTCGTAATCAAATGATTATATGTGGCCTTTAAGAGCTCTTCCGGATCTGTTATGTCTTCATTATTGAACTCGCCTTCTCGATGGATCAACTTCCCATCTTTAAGACGCCCCAATCGTTCTAATAAATCCGGATCGCCAACCCATTCTTGGCCTAAAGGCTTATCAACCGGGTCGCCTTTTGATTTTTTCCATTCTACTTCAGAGAAATCAATAAAACGGGAATAACCGCCCGTTTCCTCTCCTTCCTCATCTGTAGATGCTATGGATGCCCCGTAACCCCAAAGGGCTGTCACCGGGTAACTGATAACGGTCCGCCGGATATTTGTTGTATCCTTATCACTCTCAAAGCGCTTCCCGCTGTCTTTACCGCGACGGGGAAGTATTTTTATAATTCGTTTGACGACCTGATTTCCATCAAATTCTATAGTGTCCTGAAGCTCTCCGCCCCATATATTGATCACATCAGCAATACAATCCAGCGCTTTTTTCTTATAGAAGGTAGTCGAATTCACTCCAAGCTCCGCCGTCACTTCCGCCACCCATCTTGACCGAGAAAGAACGTTATCCAGTACAAACTGTGCAGTTTTATTGGTAGGACGGAAATCTTTTACAAAGGTTTCCGCAAGCTCCATTATGGCAGCCTCACAGGTAACCTGGGTGTTAACCTCTCCATCTTCGTCTGCATCATCCAATTCCTTGATGACAAACAGACGCAGTACACCGTCCTTATCCCTGAACACCACTTGATTCTCTTCAAATAGGAAGCGCGCGTCAGGATGGGAGGCATCGGCTACAAAAGAAAAAGAAGAGCCCTTGTTGAGCTCTTCCTTGTATTTAGCATCCCAGAACGTACAGGTTTCTCGTCCGTGGCTGGACAGCACTGTCAATAATTTATCATCTGGTGAAAGTATATAAATGTCAGCCATGACCGAACCTCCTTACAAATATGCCTCATTAAATTTGATGCTGCTCTTATGACTGAACTTGATTTTAACTGGCGTCCTGGGCGGCAGCAGAAACCAATCTGATTGAATTTGAAGTGCTGTCATGATTAAATTACCGCTGCAAGTGACCTTTCTTTTTGCTGAATCAATTACAAGTGTGTCACCAGCGATGAAATCGTACAGCAGCTTGATCGTTTTCGATACCGACCCATCAGCATTAAGAAGAGCCACCTCATATGAAGTGGCTTTCTCTTCAAAAACGCATTCGATTGTTGGGTCTACGGCTGCATAGCCCGGATTAGTAATAGTATGAACACCTGAATCAAATTCAAAATCCTTCGCTAAGCCGTATTTTTTTGGATCCGGACAGATAAAAGTTAATGTTGCAGTCTGAAAGCCTCCCTGTTCTTCGCCTTCTGAAATGCTTTCAAAGACAGCGTTATAGAATCTGTCAGGCTCATCATGAAAAATTAACGGTTTAGGCTCTTCAGTGTGCAGAATAAAAGTCAATTCCTCCTGCTTTTTCTTCAACTCTTCTTCACTGCTGAAGGCAAAAAGAACCTCAACGGTTATGACTCTTACAGGAATTCTTGTGTTCCGCAGGAAACCGCCGGGGCGATTCCCGATAGTGGCTGTATTCACTTCTCTTCCGGTCACTCCCCGGCCGCCCGTGGACTTCACATAAAAGAAGGGTGATATATCAATGCCGTCAAACGTGATTTTCCATTGATTAGGCAGCAGTTCCTGATAATTGATCAATTAAATCTCGTCCTCCTTGCGTTCGACCTTTTCTGAGCGTCTGTGACCGGTTTTTCTACGCCTTGACCGACCTTCTTGCTGTCCATCTCAACAACAATCATCCTGTCAGGCAATTCAAGATTCCGGATGTCCGCGCTCAATTCTTTTCTAACCGTGCCGAGTTCGCTGCTGGAAATGGATGTGTCATATGAAAAACTCAGATCCTCCTGCTGAATAGTCATGGCATCACTGACGGCGCCCATAGCTTTCTGAACAGTGCCGATACCATTCTGAATCCCCACAGCGATACCGGCAGGAACCATGATCCCGACCTGATCCCGCATCAATCTGGATGGGGAATGGATTTTCAATTTCTTCTTAATGGTTTTTTCAATTGTCGAGGCGATGGAATTTGCTTCTTTCGCCAACTCGCCCTTCATATTCCTCATTCCAGAAATAATGCCGGCCATTGTATTTGACCCGATGGCTTTTCCGCTTTTTTTGAGAGAACCAAGCTGTTTTACATCCACTGTAAGCTCCCCAATTTTGCGGAGATAGTCATTTTTCAGAAGTGCCAGTTCTTTATTTGCGGCCGATCGTAATTCATTTATTTTCTTAGTCGTCGCGTTCTTCAACCCGGTTAATTCTTGGGTAGCCTGGTCACTGGCCAGCTTGTGCTTTTCTTTCCACAGACTGACATACTCATTTAGCTCCGAATCTGTCATGCGGGCTATTGCATTAATTTGATCAGCTGACCCGACACCCATTTCTTTCAATTCGTCTGTGAATGCCTTCGGTGCCCGGCTTGCTATTTTTGTGATGTCAGTGTTGAACGTTTTGATCTTGTCCAGCTGCTTTTTAAGATTTGAAGTCAGCTTGGAGCCGTTCACATTTTGACTTGAGACATCGTCAAATAGACCGATGGCGTTATAAATCGCGTCAGTTCGGTCTTGCAGCTCCTTTTTATAGGCATCGTTGGCCGCCTTAATATCGGCAGTCAGTTTATCATTCACTTTTTTGAATTTTGAGAGATAAGTATTGTTTGCAGAAAGAATGCCCTTGTTAAGTTTGTCAGCCGCTTTCTTTTCGGCTTCCTTCTGCTTTCTGGCCTTATCAGTCATAGCTTTTTGAGTCTGATAGATTTCCCGTTGAACCTTTATTTGCTGGTCAGAATTCAGCTTGTTCTTCTTCTTGATTTTCTCAAGCGTTTTGATATAGGTATTCCCGCTGATTTTTCCTGTATCGTATTTCGCCTCAGCTTTCTTAATCTGATCTGATACTTTCTTGGTATACGCCAGCTTCGCCTTCGCTTCCTTGCGCTGTTGCTCTTTCAGTAGCTTCTTCTGTTTATCAGAGGCGCTTTTGGATGCCTGATATATCTCGCGCTGTATTTTTCGGTTTTGCTCGCTGGTAAGCTTGTTTTGCTTCTGAATCTTCTGCAATGTTTTGATATACGTATCGGCACCCATTTTCTTGGTGTCATACTTCACTTCAGCGTTCTTAATTTTATTGGATACCTTTACCTCAGCTGCCTTCTGAGCCACTTTCGCTGCTTTTGCCGCGGCCGCTTTTACTTTGCCCTGCGATTTATCAATACCAGCTGCCATACCGGTGCCGACGTGATAGCCGACCTGGTCACGCATTACCCTTGACGGAGAATGGATTCCCAGAAGCTTTTTCATGCCGTTAGGAATAGCATTTGCCATTGATTTTACTTTGCTTGCTAATGCTCCCGCCATGCCGCTGATACCATTTATTAAGCCTTGGATGATGTTGCGGCCAATGGTTTTGAGGTTGATTCCTTTGAAAAATTTCATCACGCCGTTCCAAATGCTGACGATACGTTCTTTTGTTGCTTGGATACGGTTTACAATTTGCGCTTTCATGTAGCTGAATGCTGTAGAAGCCGCGCTTTTAATGCCGTTCCAAATGGACATCACTTTGCTTTTCACTGTATTCCACAGGCTTATTACTCTGTCTCTCGTCGCTACAATTCTATTGACGATTTGCGCCCGCATGTAGTTGAAGGCTGTTACAGCTGCACTTTTTAAAGCATTCCAGACAGATGTCACTTTGCTTTTTATCGCGTTCCACAAACTGACCATTTTGTCTCTGGTTGCAATAATCCGATTCACAATTTGTGCGCGCATATAGGTAAAAGCAGTCACTGCAGCACTTTTCAGGGCATTCCATATGGACGATACTTTACTCTTAATTGCATTCCAGATGCTGATCATTTTATCTCTCGTCGCAATGATCCTGTTAACGATCTGCGCCCGCATATACGTAAAGGCTGTGACGGCTGCCGATTTAAGACCCGACCAAATTGAGGTAATAGTATTCTTAATGCCATTCCATACTGAAGTCGCAGTCTTCTTAATACCATTCCAGACATTAGAGAAGAACGACTTTAGTCCGTTCCATGTTGATGTTGCTATCGTCTTTAGACCTGTCCAGACAGTAGACAACCAACTAGAAATAGCACCCCATACCGCAATTGTAGTCGATTTCACCGTGTCCCAGTTCGCGATGATCAAGGCAACCAGACCGATGACAGCCGCCGTAATCCATCCGATAGGCCCCATTGCGATGACCCATGATGCCGCCATGCGTGCCGCCTGTGCTGCCGCTTGTGCCGCAAGTACGACGAGTTGCCGGCCGAATAAAACCATTTGCTTACCGCCTGCAACCAACAAAGATATAAAATTGCTGATCTGCGCCGCCGTCCAAGCCGCTGCCATGCGGGTTGCCTGTGCTATGGATTGCGCTGCGAGCACGGTCATTTTGGCAATGAAAAGACCCATCTGCTTAATCCCGTTTGTCAGCATTGTGATAAAAGAGGTGATCTTCATTGCTGTCCATGCGGTTGCTGTACGGGCAGCACTTGCGATTGATTGAGCAGCCATTACAGTCATATTCTTGATCCATAAGCCCATTTGTACGATGCCGCGCTTCAGAGCAGAAATCAACGACGATATTTGCATAGCCGTCCAAGCAGCAGCTGTCCTAGCCGCTTCAGCTGTTGTTTTCGCCGCTAAAACTGTGTACTCTGCTATGAATTTACCAACCCAAACTATGCCGGATTTCAATTGCGATATCATTTTAGCGAGTGTGAATCCTTCTGTTCCTGTGACGAATTTTTTTACCCATTTAGCTGCAGTTAAAAAATCCTTTAAGCCGTTTGTAACAGCGCTGACGGCTACTATCGCCGGAACAATAGCTCTTAACGCACCGATTAATGAAATGCCCGCCGCAATGAACTTCCCGATTGCCGGGTTTGCTTCCATCGCTGCATTAGTAAATTTCAAAAACCCGTTTACATTCTCCAAAATCGTTTTACCGAGTGGAGCCATGCCAACAAGCAAGTTGATGATAGTTTTTGCGATCTGCCCCAATGTGCTCCATACTGTAGGACCGTTGGTTTTGATATAGTCAATGAACGATTGAAATTCTTTTGTTTTCGTAACGCTCCCAGCCCACTCATTGAACCGCTTGGTCAGATCTACGAGTGATGTCATCATGTCTTGTGACATAGGAGCGAATCCAGTAAACAGCTTTGACAGGCCGCCCGAAAAGTTTCTGATAATCTGCAGCAGTTTTGGTCCGTTGGTTTTTGTATACTCCACGAAAGCCTGAAATTTTTTCGAGGAACCCAAGTTCGCTGACCATTTCACCCATGATTGGGTCATTCCTTCGATGGATTTTGTCATGCTCTTTCCGGTCGGTCCGAATGCTACAATCAGATTGAAAACTGTCCGTAAGACATTCCCGGCAGATCGGCCGAATGAAGAAAACGCCTTCGGAGCTTCTTTGTTCAGATAGGAAATGAATCTCTGCATGTCCGGAGCCTTGAAAGCCTTGTCCATGCTTTTTGCCAGTCCCACGCCCTCTTTCGCCAGCCCGTCAAACATTGGAATCAGTGAGTTAAGCGCGAGTTTAAACGTATTTAGAGACATACCGAATGTTTTTAAGATCGGCTTTTGAACCATCGTACCGATGTCCCGCCAATTGTCTTTAAAGTCTTCGAGGTTCTTTAATGCCTCTCTCTCTTCTTTTCCAAGAGATTTTTGCAGATTATTGATCTGTTTCATGATTTTAGCGCGCTCTTTTGCGCTTGTTGCATTGTCCAGCTTCTCCTGCAGCTTTGAAAGGTCTTCGGATGCTTTAAATACACCGCTTATCGAAGTAACAGCAAGGGCGCCGAATGCCGCCGCGCCTGTTCCCGCTGTTGCAAATGCACTGGTTAACCCCATAACCCCACCGGCTGCCACCCCGAGCATAGGGCCCAATGACCCGATTACTCCGGTTATGCTGGCAAGAACCGGAGAAATTGCAGGCAATGCGGATGTGAAGGCGCCAGCAAGCGAATGACCTATGACAGTTGAAACAGAGTTAGTGATTTTGGCGAGCCTGTTCATTGATGTTTCAAACCGATCAATTCGGGCTTCGATGTGTATCCAAACACGTTTTGGTAAGGAATGTGTCTCTGTTCTGGCTACTGCTACCGCTCTCGTTAAATTCGAAGTATCACCGTTTATGTTGGTTGTGACTCTATTTCGCAACGAAGCTAAAGCTGCCCGTGCTTCTGACACAGCTCTAGTGAGAGGATCTGAATCAGCATCTAAATCAACCCGTGTGCGTTCATGGCGATGTACAAAATTATCAATTTGCTGTTCGGCCTGCCGCACTCTGGCCTGAAAGCTTGCGATCTCTGCGTCGATTTCCACCGTCTGATGATCATTCATCCGGCGCATCATATCATTCACACGATCCATGCTGCGAGTAAATCTTCGTGTCTGCGCTTCAACTATCGCTGTCAGTCTTTCGATCATTCCCTCACCCCATTCCTTGTCCGGATTTTGCAAAGTGGTTGCGGATTGCATCATTAAACCGCTGAACCCCTTTGGCTCGTTTGCCGAGCTCGTTTACATCTGACTTGCGCCATTTGTCGTTATCGCCAGTGATATTGCGCTCCAATTGGCGTCTGGCCTTCTTCGCATCAAACATTTTCGTTTCTTTGGGGCGCTTCTCATTCATGGCGTAACGGTGAAACATGGCGTTTCTTGCCATAAGCTCCAATTCATCTATTTCTCGCAACTTGGCCCCTTTGAGCAGAAGCTTGTACTCGTTAGGAGTCCATGACATGATTAAATCCACATCATAAACCCCGAGCCAATGTGCGGAGTTCGTAATTATTTGGTCGTAGTCGATCCCGTTCTCTCTTTGTATGCCTCTTTCATCATCTTCAAGACTTCCTTGCCGTTCTCTTCGTCCTCCAACCGTTTCGCTTCCATCTCCGGTGTTTCGTTCGGAGCCGGTTTCTTCCCTTTGTTCATCTTCTCCATCATCTTCCATCGCTGACGGATCACGCCTTTGAAAAAACCCGCTGAGTCCAGTGTCGTGAATGCTTCATTGATCATCTTGTCAATTGCCTCGCCTGTCTCGTCTTCATCAATGATTTTCATGATTGCTTCTTCAATAGCCTCAGTTGAAGGCTTTTCTTTCTTCAAGTAAGCAAGTGCGCAATCCCAAAAAGCAGAAAGATAGGAAGCCTCTTCGTTGAGCAGGCTCATGTAAATATTCATTGTGCCGCCTTTGCCCTTTTCGTCCGCAGTGGAATATTTTTCGTTTGCCAATCTGTCAAAAGCAAAGTCGCAGCGTGATTTGTATTCTTTATCTCCGATAGTTAAGTAAGCCATTTATAAAACCTCCGATTATTTTTGTATGTTAAAAAAGAGCCCGGGAAGCCCGGACCCTATGATTCCTTTTCTGTTCGTATCGTAAAATTGGCCGAACGTTCCGATTCCCCGGCCGAGTTCACTGCCGACACGTTAAAAATGTAGGCGGTGTCCGGCTTTAGGTTAGGATTCGACGTGTACGAATTCTTTGAGACAGTCGCTATTTTTGCATAAAACCTGTAAATATTGTAAGATGTCGCCCCTTTCACCGCATCCCATGAAAAACTCACCTGATTTGAAGTGGCGCTTTTCGCAGTTATATTGCAGGGAACGTTAGGGCGTAACCGCTTGTGTTTGCGTAACAATCTCAGTCATTGAGGACTCACCCGCATCGTTCACAGCAGAGACGTTGACCGTGAGTTTCGTATCGGCCGCAATTCCTGTCAAGGTGTGGGATGTGCCAGTGACAGTTGCGTCCAGCTGCTTGCTCGCTCCCCTGTATACCTTATATGAAGTTGCCCCATCTACCGCATCCCATTTCACGGTCACGCTGTCAGCTGTAGCCGTGAACGATAGATTTTGGGGCGCATTAGGGCGTAGTCGTGCCGCCGAATTCCTCAAATTTAGTCGCGCCGGCGGAGGATTCAATCGCCGCTAATACTTCGTCCGATAGTGGAGGCAATTCGCCTTTGTATGTTTTCCCGAGTACAGGAAGAGTAACGGATGTCTCAACAAAACCATCTTGTGGCTGGCTCGCTTCCAAACTTTCAATAATTGCATGACCATAAACTGCGTTGTGCTTTCCATTTTTATTTTTGTTTTTATTGACTTTCCAGACCTTGATTGCCTTTTCATTATCAAAAGCATTTTCGATCGCTTCCTGCCCTGGATCGGTCACAGCAGCATAAAAAGTCAGCTCAAAGCTTTCATTTTTTGTACCGTAACCGACAATACGGCCTGATTTTGTGGACTCGTCCAGCGTGTCCTGTTCTTTCGTGTGTGACCCTTCTGTTTGAAAGGCGATGAACAGCCCATCTGTCCCTTGTGCATCCATCGGCTGCACAAAATAAATCTCATCTTTACCGTTCAATAAATCCGGCATTTTCTTCATCCTTTCAGTTGTTTATTGTGAAGCGCATTCTGAGAATGCCGTGACGCGTGTAACCGTCAATATCGGTGATCACCTGCATGCTGCGCATCTCAGAACGGCATAAAGAAAAGCCCTCTATTGTTAGGGGCCTGCTTGTTAACGCTTGAAGCATGAGGCTCAGAATCTCCATTGCTTCTTTTTTTCCGTTGTAACCTGACCAGCAGTGTAAAACCACATTGATTTCTTCACCGCTGGATGTCTTGGTTTTAAATGGGGATACATCATCATCGCCCATTGTCACATAAGGCTTTTGCTGATCTTTCGGGACTGCATCAAAGACGCCCGTGACGCGCCCGTTCAGCTCTTCGTCTGTTGATAACCTCTTAAATAGAGCAGCCTGCAACGGCCACAGGGCAGATCGCATGATGACAGCTCCTTTCTATCACATTTGACTAGCAAAATACCGCATGCCTTCGTCCACCGCTGGATTCCAGAACGGCTGCGCCCGCATTCCCCGCGTGACCACCCACCTATTAAGCTTGGTGTCATAATAAACCCACGGCGTTTGCCGGCCGCCGCCTTCCTCTGCGTAAATCCCTGTTCCGTATTCCACATATACGGCATAATCGGCACCAACAGAAATAACGGCCCGTAAGCCGCCCTCTTGGTAGTCGATTTCAATTGAATTTTTCAGGTTCCCCCCATCTATTGCGGCGGTCGGTGCATTCAGAACAGCATGGCCGTAAATCAGCTCGGCCGTGTCTGTGACCAGTTGCTTAATATCATCTATGACCCGGTTTCTGAACTCGCTCGTGGCTCTTTGCATCTGCCTGACCCATCTACCACTGACCTCAGCCATTGTCCTTCACCACCCCCGTTACCTGACATTTTAAATTCATAATCTCATGCATGCCGCCCTGGTCGATCGGTTCTGATTTGAGAGTCAGCACCTTGTTTTCGTAGATGATCCGCATTGTCTTCTCAATATCATTGCGATACGGGAAATACACATTGCAATCAACCGGGTTCTGAAGTTGCTGAGCCTGATAATATTCCCGAGAAGTAACCCCACCGACAAAAGCCTCTGTTGTGAGATAATCAGTGAATTTTTCAACATAGCCCCCGCCGCCGTCCGGCACCTTTTCCATCCGCTGAAACGTGACAACATGCGGGAATTCTTCATAGATCATATGACTCTCAGCTTTCTGTATGGAGCAAGAAGCTTCGTAATGCTACTTGGCAGATCTGTTTCATAAGAATATGAGACATCTCCCATACTTCGGCCTGAAAGGTTGGAAGGAGTCATGTTATGCTCGATCGCTTTCGCGACATACAGCTTTACCCCTGCTGGTAATTTTTCATCTCCGTTGACCATGAATGAGTTGTTGCACCAGTCTTTTGCTTGATCTATGAACAGAGGTAAGACCTCGGCCAGATAGGTATCGTGGCTGTCTGTTTTTATGCCAAGCATATTTTTTACGGTTTGAACATCCATAGAATCACCTACACTTCACCGAGAACAATTTTGATCAGTTCCTCTTTAGGCGCTTTGGGATCAAATTCATATTCGTTCTCCTTCAGAAAGGCAACGATTTCATCCTTATTCACCTTTTTCAATTGCTCTTCAGTCATATCAAGAAGGTTTGTACCCGGCCGTTCATTCAGCTCTTTAGATTGTTTGGCCTCATCCACTCTCTTAAAACCAATGTGAGAATAAACCACCTCAAAAGCCTTTTCAGTACATTCAATAGTTTTGGAACCGTTAGATGCTTTCATATCACGCGCCGCCTCCTTCCAGTGCTTTTATCCGATTCTCTAAATCAGATAGTTTGGCTGTCACATCGTCACCGAGTTTAGCTAAAGTAACTGCCTTGGCACCGATGTTGGCATTTTGTACACTACCAGTGCCGATGTTACGATTTTGGACAGAACCGTCACCGATATTGATGTTTTTCACTTCTCCGTCGCCGATCATTTCCGAAGTGATAGTTTTAGGAGCAGGCGCAGAACCCGATAACCCGGTCACCTTCGCACCCTCTTTTATTTCGAGCTCGCCGCCGATCACCAATTTGTCGCCGTTATTAGTGCTATAGTTTTTAGATGTGTACCCCATAAGCTTACGCCTCCGTTGCTGGTGTAATAGCAGCAAAAGCATCATCGGTCAGTGTCATGAATCCGACTTGCTGAGTTACACGGAGAGCAACCATATCTCTCTCATACAAGTTGATCGGGTTTCCGTCTGCATCGACAATCGTTGTCAATGTTGCATCCTCTGAGATTTTGTATTCCATGCCTTGAGGGATTCCGTAACGTGTGTAATTCCAGTCAGCCGCAAGTAATGCCGCTTTTTCGTAATCCCATGACTTAGAATCCACATATCCGATCGGAAGGCCAAGGGCTTGTTGTGCGGCGCCGCCTGTCGCATCGTTGAAGATCGGAAGGCCGTTACCGTCCTTAGTGCCGCGGAGCTTTTGACGGAATCGGCGTGTTGTTGTAAAGCCGTTTACATCTTTGTCAGCGTCTTCAACAAGAGCCATGACCCCGTTTAACTCATCATATAGATTGCCAAGTGAGTTTAACGCAATCGTGTTACCAGATTCCTTGATTTTTTCAAATACAGATACGCCTTTTCCAAACGGTGAATCTACACCGAATAACGCAGCCTGATCAAATTTGATCGCAAAGGCTTCAGCGATAGCAGGGCGCATTTGTGTGAAGAAATCTGTTACAGAGTAGCGCAAGAATTCTTTAGAAACAGGGATGATGACACCCAATTTCTTTGAAATCATTTTTGCTGTTAACCATTGAGCCTTAGAAGTTTGGATTCTCTCGCCTTCTCCAACCCAGTAAGCTCCCGGTCCAGAAGCCAAGTACGTGAATTCCTTCTCCGGCTTACTCATTTCTTCATATTTTGCTAGTTTTGTGACAGCAGATTGGGTCATAAACTCTTTTAAAACCAGCGTTCCATGTTCGGTCGGAACCTTCCCATTTACTGAGTCTTGCATTAATGCATTGTTTGGATTAAATGTTGGCATTAAAGATAGCCCTCCTTATTTTCTAATACTTGCTTCAGCTGCAAGCGAGCTGATGTCTAAATCTTGATTTGTCGGTTCATTGCTACCGGACTGGACATCACGGCCATTCTCTTGAAACTTGGATTCAATAGCCTTTTGAAGTGCAGCATTGTACTTCTCTTCGAATGCTCCGAGGTTCTTCATCGTTGATTCTTCATCCTCACCGATAAAGAATTCCACTACATCTGCCGGCAGTTGCTTTTCAGAAGCATAAGAAACAGCTTTGTTTAAAAGCTTTTCACGTTGTGCCGCTGTCTTTTGATCTTCCAGCTCCTTTTCGAGCTTCCTGATCCGCTTCTGCTCTTCTGTTTCTTCTGGATAAAGCTCTTTTACCTTTGCATCAATCAGAGCATCGAGGTTGTTCGCCTTCCACGTATCAAGACCTTTTGTAAAATGAGAATCCAACCGAGGCTGAATGAGACGTTTTCCTTCTTCTGTATCTAAAAACCCATTCACCTTGTCAGCTGATACGGCAGAAAGTTCATTCAGATACGACTTAACATCTTCGTTCTCTTTATTTTCTTCGAGAAATTTTTTCACATCTTCTAAAGTTGGCATTACGTTTCTTCCTCCTTCGCCCTCTACAGTGCGCGCCTGTTATGAGTGCATGAAAAATAAGCCTTTTAATGTCATGCTCAGGACAAAATAAAAAGCCGCTGTTTAACGTCTTCCCTTTTCCTCAATGGATTTGTACCACTCTTCATAGGTTTGGTATGGGATTGTTTGGCCTGCCCCGCTGCCGCCTTCCCTCGCCCTTCTCGTATCCGGCAGGACGCCGTTTACTGTGAAAGTAATTGTACAACGGCAGTTAATATCATCCTTGGCATTATTCATGTGCCCTGGAGCCGGCCCGACGCCGCCGTAAATTGATTTGAACAGCCCATTGCGTTCTATCGTCTTCCCGTCCAGCTTCCTGTGCCCTGCTCGTGTTTTAAGATCCAGGGTAGCATTCCACATCTTTTTTAGATTGCTCCGTTTTGAGGCCTTCTCAGCGCTTTCCATCCTTGCCGAGACTTGTGCCCTATGAGCTTCTGTTCTCGCCACGTCACGAGCTTTCCTGCGGGCAAATTCGGTCGCTCTTTCAATGCGGCGGGCGATCTTTGAATAATCCTCCCCCGCTTGTAGGCCCTGCGCGACGGAAATTTGAATCTGCCGGATATAATCGTCTCTATGCCGCCTGTATATCGCTGACAAAGTCAATTCAGCTATGGGATTTAGAATGGCCTGCCGGATGACTTCGGCTGTCGGGATGCTAAAACCCAAGTTAACCACGGATTCCATTTCAAATAGATAAGCAGAACGCATATAATTCTCTAAAAACTGCTTGGCTGCTAATGCCTCAACAATAGTCAGAATGGTTTTGAAAGCCTTGTGAGATTCCTCGGCCATCCTCTCCATTTCCTTGTTCAGACGATTGTATTTGTTGGCATCGGCTAAAGTAAGCTGGCCGTCCTTACTGTATTTCGCATACAGCCGGGCAATTTGTGCATTGATCTCCTTTAAGCGAGATGCAAAAACGACATCAATCTTTTGAGCATCCTCAGTGATCATGTCGTCCAGGTACTTATCAATATCATTCTGGTTCATCTTCATCACCGCCCGCGTCTGTTTCCACATCCGTTAACGGCGGCATGTTGAGCCTGTATTCCTCTTCTTCCTCTTCAATCTTCTTCAGCTCATACTGGACATCATCAACAAACGACAACAGAGACAGGCGGGTTTCTTCACTTACCATTCCTTTAAGCTGTCCCGTCGTGTTTGCTTCTTCCAGTACATTTGCCGGAAGGTTTCTCTTAAATCCAAACCAAACTTTTCTATAATCTTCCGCTGCCGCTTGCCTTTTAGTGTCCCATGCGGAAAAAATCAGTTTATATTGATAACGCAGAGCAGCCGTCATCTTCCGTTCCATTGTGATGCATTTGTTTTCAAGCGACATCAATTTATATTTCATCGCAACCCCTGAAACATTCCCACCAAAAGATTCATCGGAGAAATTGACCGATTTCGCAAAACGGAGAATATTCTCTTCCAACCTATCAAGATGGTTTTCTATAATGGCATCGTTTATATCCTTTGTCAGATAGCTTACGTCGTCTTTTTCGTCATACAATTCAAGGATTCCGGTCTTTTTGAGCTGATCAAGCGTCTCTTCATCCGCACCAAGCCCTTTTAAAATCAGATAAGCCAGTCGATATTGCTCAATCTCATTCGATGCATCGGACAACGTGCGGTCATACGCATCAATTAACGAAAGAACCTTTTCGGCATCTCCCTTTAGTTCCTTGTTATTCGCTAAACCGAATAAGGGGCAGCCGTCAAAAAGATGCAAAGTTTTTTTATCAAGAGTGAAGGCCGAGCTGTCTTTCGTACTGAAATAATAAACATATTTCTGATCATAGAATTCTGCTTTAATCTTGCCGCCGTACACCGTGTAGTATCGCAAAGCGTAAGTAGGTTCATGGATGCTTCCATCAGTAATAAAGGCGCATTCCCATGGATCAATATTTTTTATACGTTCGTTTCCAGAACGGTCAACGTAAGCGAGGCGGGCGCCGTAACCGCAAATAGAGGCCATTTTCCCCCACTCGCTGTCTTCATCAGCAATGTTGTTTTCCGTATTGAAACCTTCAATCAGCTGTTTCACAAGTTTTGCATTACTTGCTTCACCGCTCTCATCAAACTCATACGCAATAGGATGACCAAACAGATAGCCCACCTTTGTATCAATGATTTCAGAATCAAACGAGTTGTTTAGCCTATTGTTTACTTTGTGATCAATACGTTTTAATTTCCCTGTTTCAAAATCCTCGTATTCAATGGCTTCTCTGGATAAGATCGGAACGCCCTGAACCTCAGCCTGGTACCGATCATAAAGCTTTTTCATTCTGTCATGATCCGGCTTATGCTCCTGAATGATCTTGTCAATCAATTCAGGTGTTATGCCGGACTGCTCAATAATTTCTATAAACTGATTCATCAGCTCACCCCTTTCCGCCTTTTCGGTTTATTATGCGAATATAGAGCGTACCGGAGAGCATCCAGCACATCGTCCCATTCCTTCACAGGATCGCCGGTCTTTGGATTCCATACATACATGAAAATTTCTTTTTTGAATAGCTCAACCTTGTCTTTTACGATGAATAATTCGTTTCGCTTAAGCAGCCGCGCCACTTCTTCAATACCGGATACGATCGCCTTATCAGCATTCAGGGCGCGCAACTTCTCCCGCCTGAAGCGCTGCACATGCTCTGGCCGCGCAGAATCGCAGTAGAAATTAATGTTTCCGTACCGCTCTTTTACGCCTTTCGCTACCTTCACCCAGTAATCAATTTCCTCGTGTCGCTTGGCATGTTCTTCAAGCAAATAAAAATACCCTTGGTCATCTTGTCCGATTACAACAATAGAACCCGGGTGCTCATATCCCCAGTCAACGCCCGCAAAATACTTCTTGAAATTGACGCGCCTGTTTTCCAATTCCTCAAGGCTGATATAGTGAATGTCCTTATTGAAATCCTTGTAAATGACTCCTTCAGGCGCCACCCAATAACCGTGTATGTCCCGATCTGTAAACATGCCGCTCGGCGTCGATGCCACGATGCTCTCCACATATTCCGGATCGAGAAAATTGTTATCGAACAGCGAGAAATGAAATGACCGGATGTTCAGCCTGCCGCTTTTCAACATTTGCCCGTCTTTGTCGATATAATCCGTTTTGACGGTGTGCATCGGGTTCTCAGGGTTTGTATCCATCATGACCACAGCGCCTTTGTAGGAGCACCGGGAAATGACTTCTTTTACAAATGAGTCATGCAGGGCAGTCGCTTCATTAAGGAATGCGCCGGCTGACGTGAACCCCCGCGCTTTTTTCCATGAATCAGCATTGGCCCCGTCAAAGCAATATACACGGTTGCCGAATATCTCAACGGCATTCGACTTGTCGAGCCTCAATTCTTTACCCAGAATCAATTCCATATCGTTCAAGACATTTCGTTTTATGGCTGCCTGAGTAGCCCCGCCGATGATGAAGGATAAACCCATATTCTGATACTTACTGACATGAGCAAGGAACGTCAAAAGGAGCACGAATGTTTTCCCTGCCCTCTTTGCACCGCTACAAATCAGAATTTTGGGTTGCTCTTTAATAAAGCTGTCCCAAACTTCCTTTTGCTTTTTATTCAGTTCCATCGGCATTCACCATTTTCCTCAACATTGCGGCAATATCATTTTCTTGGGTGTTTCCGTCACCGCCGTTAACAGCCTTCTTCGTCTTCTCGATATTCAAGCGCATTTGCTCCAATTTAAGGCGCCGCTCATCTTGCTCATGCGCCAGCTGGTCAAACTGCTTGATCAGACTCCGGAGCTCACCCATTGCCCGAGATTGAGCGTTCAGGAATGTTGCATGACGATCCCAAGCGAATTGTATTTCAAGTTCTTCTTCTACAATGTTTTTTTCATATGTTAGATTGCCATCTTCGTCCTCATCTTGATGATAAGCGTATTTTGCCTTTTTAAGCTCTTTTGCCGTATCATCTTTATTCTGTACAAACATAATGCGTTGCGCCCAAATAATTGCCGCATATTGTATCTGAATCTGATCCCATATCATATTAGCAGGGGAACGCTCCTGAATCTCTTCCATGATTTCAAGCGTTTCTTCCGGCAGATACTTTGAGAAGAACCCATGTGTTACAGCGTTTTGATTTCTTGCCGGAGCCGCCCCGCCGCTATTTCCTAATGCGTTTTTGTTGCCGGGTTGCCCGCCTATTTTTGTATGCACACTTTTTTCAGTGGGTGCACCCTTTTTCCTTTCCCAACCATGCCGCTGCTTCCACGATTTAATGGTGTTCACCGACGCCCCGTACTTCTCGGCAAGGTCCTTGTATTTCATGCCTTTGACGTAATCCTTATACGCCTGAATGTACTTTTCAGCCATCTACATTCACCGCCGCCCCCTTCTGATTCGTGTTTGTTTTGAATTTTAAAAGGATAGCCACTTAAGGCTACCCTTTTAATAACTTATTGCACAATGTTAACAGTACATGCCATATCGTCGTAGTCTTCCCCACCAGAATCTTCAAACCCAAAATTGTATTCGTTGTTTGCATAATCAAACTTCAAAGCGCTCATGATCCACGGTTTATCTCCATCTGGGGGTGAGTTCTTGTGCCACCCAGTTACTTGGTACCACTCTTCTTTATGTGAATTGTTTTCAGGGGTGGAAAAATCATTCAACTTTCTATCATAATTCCCCCTCTCTGCCAATTTCTTTTCGCTATTGTACGGGTAGATACAAATTGCATTCTCAAAAGCCGCATTACTTGAAAAATGAAACTCCGCTCTTTGTCCACAAGGAACCTTTACCCATCCAATTTGGCTTGGAATTAATTCTTTATTATTATCTGGACCGTAACCCATTAGTAAGCCTCCTCTTTTGTTTGTGCGTAACACAGACATTATTGTGATGAGAAGCAACACTATTTATACCCATCTCCAACTTCCCTAATTAATTAACAAATGATCCATAAAATATCATTAGTTCATATTCCCTCTAAACCGACGCCGTACTCAGACCGTTAACCGCCAATAGTTTTCCCGAGATTTACCGGAATCGGTTTACAAGGAACAAACAAAAAAACACACCCTACAGAGTGTGCTTCAATAATTTTATAGGCATTTCCTTTGTATTTCTCTTTTCATAAAATGCCTCTAATTCTGGTTGCATCAATGCATTCTTTTTATTGTCTTTCTTAAAATTTCTTGCATTTGCATTAGCATGAACTTTTATAAAATCAACTTCTTCACAAATAGCATATCCAATAAGCTTACCTATAAAATAACTGGCGATTCCCTTTTTCCTTAACTTTTCATCGTGAACATAAAGGAATTCTAATTTTACAAATATCTCTTTTACTAACCGGCTATTCACTTTGAAAAATTCCATAGAAAATAAGACCTTCTTGGCTTCACCATCATAAAGACAAAACTTTACATCTCCATCCTTACAATGGTAATTCGTTTCTGTTGTGTCAGTAATATCATCATCATTAAATTTAAATTCTATAACATCTTTTTTACTGACCAGCGCCCCCGGCAAGCCCCAACTAACAACTCGTTCTCTCATAATCTCATTTTTATCATCCAAAAATTATCTCCTCCCACCTTATTATCGGTTAAGGAATAGATAAAAGTAACCGTTGCAATTTGTCAAACAAAAGCGCCCTTCATAAATAGGTGGCAGTCGTAAGACAAAAAAAGCACCCCGAAGGATGCTTATAACAATTATCTCAAGCGATTATTTAGTCTTTCCAGCAAGTCAATAATTAACATATTTTTTTTATCCAATTCACTTCTTAATATATCTACTTCTCTTCTCAGATGATTAAATTGATTCTCAAAAAATTGGTGATTCCTATACATATTCGAATTCCATTTTCGCATATCTATATCTTCTAAAGCAGAAATCGTTTTTTCACAAGACTTACACTTTAAAATAACCATCTTATACGGAGAATCCGTCTTAACACTTTTCAGTTCATCATGTTTACACTCTTTTAAATCAGCCACTTCCTCACCTCCCACCTTATTATCGGTTAAGGAGTATGATAAAGGAACTATTTGCAAAATTTGTCGAACGAAAGCGCTCTTCATAAATAGGTGGCAACCGTAAGACAAAAAACACCCTTTTGACAGGGTGCAATCAACGTTTCTTTTTATAGCCTTCAATATCTTTTCTCAAGAATAGGCGATCTCTGTTCGTAGTTTTAATCGGAACCAATGTTTTATAATCCACCAGCTGCTTGAGATTCTGCCGGCTGCATCCGATTATCTCAATGGCTTCAGATGTCGTTATGACTTCTTTATCCATAAAATCTCTCAGCTCGTCTATAATTTCAAAAATAAACTTAGCCATTTCGGAGGTTTCTCCATTTTAGGGTTATATTAATTATAGTCAATACCAACCAGATCATTGCCAAAATCATAGTAATAATATCGAGAGTGCTGAGATCATCATAATTAAAATTAGTGAACAATATCACAAACAGAATAAAGAATAAGATCGTTGAACCATCGATTAATTTTTTCATATTTGCTCATTTCCTTCTATGTTTTTGAAAATCCAAAATATCCTCTTTCAGAAAAAGCCTGTCCCGGGGCATTTCTTTCATCGGCTCTAATTCCCCGGTCTTTACTAACTGATTCAGATACTGACGGGTGAACCCCAATATCTCAAGCGCCTCACTTGTATTGAGTATCTCTTCATTCAGAAATTTCTTGATTGCGTCACGCTCTTTAGGCTTGTACATTTTTATTCATCCTTTTTTCTCGCGATATTTCAAGTAAAGGGAAAATGCTTTCTCAATGATCGAAACAACAAATAAAATGATCAGACTAATGTCGAGAGCCGTTTTCAATGGTCCCGCTGCCACATCCTGACGGAAAAACAGCATATACGCCAGGGCGAGAAGAACAACAATATCGGTGGTGGACTGTACACTTTTCATTTTTTTGAAAGTGGCTGGCTTTCAGGTATTTTTCTTTAGTCGCCGCATTTGTTATACTTGGAGCAAGGGAGAAGCGCTACCTTCTCCCTCGGCTCAAAATCATCTGCGCTTTCTTGGACGTCTGCGTTTTTTGATTTTGGGCTTTTTTGTTTTAAGCTTTTCCCTGATGATGAGGACTTTTTCAACAACTGTGAGAGTTGTGAGGATAATCCCCAGTATCAATGCGATTTCAGCCACTTTCTTTCCCTCCTTTCTATACTTTAATTATACCTCAATACTTTACTTACGTCAAGTAATGGGCTTTTTTCATTATTTCTCCAATAAAAAAGAGCCTATTCACGCTAAACAGAATAGGCTGTGATCTGCTCTATTTTTCATTTTCAGGCGGGAACGCTCGATGTTCTTCTGCACAGTTCCTTTTTTAATCCCCAATAACTGCGCGATTTCTTCGAATGACATGTTTTGCACAGCATGCATCATGAAAATGTCTTTTTCTCTTTCAGTAAGCACGGATAGGGCATCAGCGATTCTTTCCTTATCCCAATCACTTACCTCTCCCTCAGCCTCTTGAACGATTGCGTATTCTTCCGGGAGCGCATCAATTAAGCGCGGATCAGCAAGAATCGTCCTTTGGTATGCGTCTCTTCTGTCAGCACCTCGGCGGGCGCCGGGCTGTCTTCCGTTCTGCAGCCATTCGAGAGTGAATTCAATATCGCTGATCATGCTACTGATAATCTTTTTGTCGTTAATCTGTTCGGCCGTCAGATTGACTTCAGCTGTATCTTTGTAGAGCCGGTACATCTTTCTTGTTTCTCTTAAAGCCCGTTTGTATTCAATGATTAAATCTTGCATTCTGATTCCTCCCCTTAATTGCGCTTAAATGCGCCGCCCTTACCTCGTTTAAGAGTTTGCATGTTCGTGTTCATCATTTGTTGCCAGAAACGATCTGAGCGCTCCTGCGTGTTATTATTGGGCTTTTTCTTTTTCTGCTTCATGTCATCCCTCCGCTCAAATAAAAAACGGACACCAACCAAAGCACAGTAACTCTGTGCAATGATTAGTGTCCGCAGGCTTTCCATCTTGGACTTATTTAAGTTCTTCAAGCTCCTTAATGCTTGAGTTGATTATGTCTTTTAATCTAAAATTCATTCCGTTTAAATCTCTTAAATAAACTGAAAAAGTATCTGCATACCCACCCTGTGCTAACTTATAACTTTTCACCAATAAATCTTCTATTTGATTTTCACACAAACCTAAAATTTCTAAATATATTTGATAATTATCTACACTGAGATTTTGTCTATCTATTGATTTTATCCTGTTTAAATATATAAAAAGGTTTCTTTTAATATGTTCTTTTGACTTAAGTATATTATCTAATTCCTGTTGATCTTCTTCTTTTATATCAGAGAACTCTTCGTAGTGCATTATTCTTTCATCAATATTATAATGTCTCGCCTCTAGGGACGTATAGGACCCAACAGCTCTAATCAAAAGGTTAGTTGAATGCTCAAGGAACCTTGCTTCTTTTAAAGAGCTTTCTAATTGTGTCCTTTTATAAACCCGCCTTTCGTGTTTGATATTGTGTTGCATAATTGTTATAGCTACCAAAGCAGATATTCCAGATCCGATTAATGATCCCCACAGGCTAGGGTTTAACAGGAAATCACTAATGATATTTGTTCCTATACCTTCAGTTTTCAAAAAGAAATTTATATCAATGACTTTTCACTCCTATTTTTTACACAAATTATACAGTAAAAAGAAATTCTAATAAATTCATATTATTCTATTCTTTTTCAAATTTAGCATACTTATCAATATCTTGAAAAAACGCCGCAGCCGTGAACGCGATGATTGCGCCTATTAACGTGATGTTTGCTTTCATGTCCGGCCTATATTCGTACTGGAAATAAAACCAGAATCCTAACCCCATCAGCATAAAAACTATTCTCAGCGCCATCGAATCCCCCTTATTTGATTTGAAATTTTGCTGATTCAAATGTTCCGATATAGTTCCGCTTGCCGGAATCAGAGTAGCAGTCCAGCTGGATGACATAGGTTCCCTTTCCGGTCTTATTCCGGATCGTTTTCACGTTGAATGATTTCAGAGGCGTTGCCGTTTTGAAGCTGCCCCGCTGTACCAGATTCGTATCAGTCAGCCCGCCGCCGCTGCGCTTCTTGTATACGCCGGCTGTGTAATAAAGTGTCCTTGATCCTTTTTTCTCGGCTTTCCAGTCCACCGTTGAGGCGCCGGCCGTGTATGTCGCGGCATCCGTAAACACCCGGCCGCTGTACCCGGATTCGTTTTGCCAGCCGGACCATGCGGCGGAAGCAGACGACGCAACGGCCGCCGCTCCCGTAAGAAATGCAGCTGATAAAATGATTGATTTGAATAGTTTTTTCATTATTTTCCCCTTCCTAATTCACAAATAATTAACATTTATTTACAAGGGTAATCGTTATTTTGCTCGAATTCTTACTGTGTTCCATAAAAAACCAAAGGAGTGTTTAAAAATGAATATCAAGAAAACAGTTGTTTCTGCTTTATCGATTTCGGCTTTAGCTTTGTCAGTTAGTGGTGTAGCATCTGCTAAGGAAGTAAATAACTCTCCGACACAAATTCAAGAAGCTAAGCACGTTTCTGTCTCAGATAAAATTTCTATTCAGAGCTATCCTGTTACCCTCTATCTTCAGGGAGGGCCAAATCAACATGTAATTAATGAACCGCTAGCCACAAGCTTTGCAAGTGATAATTCGTATGTTGCATCTGTATCTTCTAGAGGGGTAATAACTGCTAACCACAAGGGCAATGCTACGATTACTCTCTTTAAAAGTAATGGTTCTGTATTAGGTGCTGTTTACGTTACTGTTGAGTAAAAATTATGAGGGGACCTTCCCCTCTCTCATCTTTTTGAACCCGTCACCCCATCAAGCCCGGCAGGACACAAACAGCGAAAAAGAAAAGCCCCACGCATGCCCCAACCAGCCAAATATTTGTTTTATCCCGTTTAGCGATAATGGTATCGCCGATCATTTTCAGATCGTCAGACCGAGCGACCAGCGTCGGGATGTAGTCCGGGTGAACCTTCAAAAGCTCGGCCGCCTGCTCGACGGTCATTGCTTCGTCCTTCGTGGCCTTCACGTTCCGTTGCAGTTCTACTTGTAATGGCATCATTCCGCAGCCCCCTCCAATGCCTGAGTTGCAATATGTTCAGCTATTTCAAGAGAATCAACTTTAGGATTTCCGGCTATTATATCGAGAGATTTTCGATAGTGTTCTTTTTCCTTAGTAAGCCGCTGAATCTCTTCCCGCGCCTGCCGAAACTGATTGACCGCGACTTCCTGCTGGCGTTGGTGTTCCTCAATGATTGCCTGCTGCTTAACAGACAGTTCAGTTCTATCAATCAGAAAATCAACATGTTCTTTAGTCATCCAGTATTGATCTGTTGACTTAGCATTTTCATAGCCTTTTAATTTTGAAATACGCGCTTTAATTTCCTGTAATTTATCCATGCCCGTTCCTCCCCCGCAGGGGTTTCCCCTGCTATTTGAATTTATGGCCGATCTCGTAATCACAACGAGCCAGGCCGCCTTTTATTGTTTGAATGATTGTTTTACCGTGTTCCGGGGCGTCCATTAGATGAGCAGTCCCTTCAGTGCCATCTAAAACGATGATGCGGACTTTCCCCGGCTCGATGCTTTGCTGAATAGTTGTTTCATGATTTTTTATTTCTGTTGGCTTGTTCACTCTGGCCGCCCCCTGTGCTATGATAGAAGTACCAGTTCATACAAGCATCGGGGCTTCGGCTTCGGTGCTTTTTTACGTTTTACGACGGAAGCCGCATCGTTAAGCCGGCAGATGGCTTTAATTCCTCACGGTAGATGATTGGATGCTTTTCGACGTATGCCGCCAACTGCTCCGGCGTCATTTTCCACTCCTTAACTGGACCAGGCTTGTATGGATCGATTTTTTCTTGCATAGCACATAACCTCCTGAATTGATTTAGTATTCAAGCACCAAACTTTTGCCGCAAAGCGTTATGGCAGGATTTCCGTTATAATGACTTCCACTCGGGGTTCTTCACTGTAAAACTTACTGACCTTCAAATCGACTACCTGACTATCATCCTTGTATATCAAATGATTTAAAGCGTCTTTGACACCTTTTACATAGTTATCGACGTCCGGCTTTGTTACAGGGCGTAAAAGTCCTCTCTCAGCGTTCTCCTTTTTCCTCTTGGATCCGGATACAGCTTTCGGCATAGGTCTGAATACTCTGACATCCATTGCCACAGGTCCCGTAATAACTTGTTTTGGCCGATACTGTGACGCCACCAGCGCAACATATTGTTTAAAATTCTTTGATTTCAAAGGATCACGCATTTTAACCTTGCCATTTATAACAGATCCCCTCGGCCTCCCCTGTGCAACAGGCTCGCCGTAAACTATAAACTGAATGGAATCCAACCGTCATTACCTCCCGTCAATTTGTTCCCAGTGCTGAATCTGCTTTTCCTTGTACGGCGCTGTGAGGATGATGGCTGGCAGCAGGATAAACGCTTTAAGCACTGTGCACCAGCTCCATTTGTTTGATTTTTTCCTCAAGCACCCGGATCGCCGGGGTAAGGTCCTGGCCGGCCGTTTGCTCGGCGGGCCCGAACAGATACATGCCGCCGGTTGCTATGAAGTTCGCTTTTTCCGTCATTCCCAATCTCCTAACCTATGATTTAATTGCATCCGGTCGCCCTTAATGATCACCGTGTAATCTCTGCACATTTGATGAATCCGGGAGCCCAACGCCTCGTCGATATCCAAAATTTCGCCCATATCAAGCTCGGAAGAGATTAGCAGAGGCTTATGATTCAGGTACCGGTAATTCACAACCGATTGAATTTGTTCCACTTGCCAATCTGTCGCCCGCGGCTCCCCCTTTACTGGCTTGAATAAGTCATCAATGAACAGAACTTCAGCTTTCCGCATGGCGTCGAGCTTTGTTTCCAGCTGGTCAAAGTCATTTCGCAGATCACCCATTCCCTCTACGTATGGGAAATACATGCAGTAAATTGATTTTTTCTTGATCAGATTGTTCATGATCGCCGTTAACAGGTGCGTTTTACCGCTCCCCGGCTGCCCGAGCAAAGCGATACTGTTTGAACGTTTTCCCTTGATGCTCTGAAAATCCTTATAGTATTCCACCGCGCACTCATAAGCGTCCTTGATCATGTCCGGCTTCCCGTCCTTAATGAAGTTTCCAAAAAGGAGCTTTTCGAATTCCTCCGTGATTCCGCTGGCCTTCATAAGCCGGGCGATCTTTTTCCGTTTTACACACTCGCATTGCTTTGAAAATGTGGTCTTCCATTCCCGGGCCTTATCCGGCAAGCATACTTTCCCCGCAAGATAATCCTCTTCTCTGACCATTTGATCAGGGGCCAGGCTTTCCATTGTCTTATGCTCTTTTCTCAGCTGGCGTTCTGTGTCTTGATGAATCCGGTAAACTATAATGCCCTTACCCTTGCAGTCAGAGCACTCATATTCAGCCTTTTCTTCTGAGGCGGCCTGTCCCGTTGAAGATGCTGCTGACCGATCCCGGAGCTTGGTTAGAATTGCCTTCATTGCCGCGTCCATATCTTGCGTTTTGCGAGCTTCCATGCTGCTGTTTCTCCTTTCGTCTCTGGCTGAATGGGTTTGAGAGAATTGCTTCAATGTAATTCAGATTGACGTTGTTCCCCTTGCTTCTGAAAGCCTGTTTCATTGCCTCCATGACTTTCTCTTCGCCGTAATCATCCACCATATACCCGAGCCGCTGAACCTCCATCGTGCCAATGGTGCGGGCTGTTTTGTTTTCGAATAGTTCAAATGCGTTTTTCATTTTTTCGTCAACCTCCTGCTGTCCTAAAGGTATTGGAGCCGGGTCTATCTTCTTGTTGTAATTTCCAAGCTGTATGTACTCGGCATAATTCAACACCGTCACAATGAAACCACGTTTTTGCGGCAGCCGGTCCAGCTTCAAATACTCTTGCTTTACCATCCGATCTAACGAGTATTTGATCTGATCAGAAGACCAGTTGAAGCGCTTGGCTAAATCCACAAGCTTAATGATTGTCTGCCCGAGCTTTAGTTCTTGATCTGCCCTGTACTCCGCCCGTTTGAATAAATAATCGTATATTGTCTCGTCTCGTGAATCTTTAAATGGCAGCCGGGGCAGGACCACATACCCCAAACCTTGCATATCCATGCCGCTCACCTACTTCCTTTCACACAGTGCTGTCAGAGCCTTGAAATCTATTTCTACTAATCTCAGAGACGGCTCATTTGTCTTTAAGTAGTCAGTCGTGTACCGGGTATACAAGTCCTTTCTCATGTCACGCTGAACCGTTTTGACCAGCCAAATATAACAATGCGGGATAGGAATCCTGATCAGCTCCCTTTTCATCAGCTCACCAACTCCGAAAAATGGATGATACTGTTCAGTTGATTAGTGGCCCGGCAATACTTGCATTTTTCGCATCGCTCCGGCTTCTCTCCGCCGTGTTTCACTTGCAAAATTCGGTCCATCCGCCGCTCAATCTCCTCAAGCTCTACTTCCATCCTGCCTTCATCAATATTGATGACAGCTTTATCAGGTGGATCTTCTTTTGAAACCCCTACGATCAGGGGCTCAAGCCATTCGCTCCGTCCAGTCATCCGTTTTTCAATCTCTGCGTAAAGCGCCATCTGAGCGATGTATCCGTATGACTCAACAAAAGAGCAATATCCTATTTCCGGGTCCCAAACTTTCTCCCGCAATGACCGCGCTGTTTTCAGATCGGAGAAACGGCCGCCAGCTGGGTTGTATACGTCCAGCTTTCCTTTCCACGGAACACCGAACAATTCAGCAGTTACGATGACTTCCTTTTCTCCTTGAAGAACAAACATACAGAGATCATCATTTTGAATCGCCTCAATCATCAGATCAGCTAACTGATACTGCTTGTACAGCTGGCCTTTTTGTGTAAAAAGTGATGGGGTGTTCTTTTTAAATTCATCAAAAGCCTGTTCACCCTCAAGCCAGGCATGAACGTATTGGCCGAAGAGGAGCGCCTCCGACGCGGGCGGCGTCCATTCTCCGTTCAGCTTTGCCATCGTGGCAGCCTCGCACTGCAAAAAGCTTTTATATTGAGAATTTGACATGTAGTGTCTATCAATCTCGTTAGAGTAATAATTCTTCTTGTTCAGCGCCGGTATCCGCATTAGCAGGATCACCCGCCTTTTCTTTACTATCAGCAGGCTTGTCAGCTTGCTCTTTCAGCTTTTTGAATTCTTCCTCAGCCTTTGATTTAGTCGCGCTAGTGGCCTTCACATTGAAGTAATCCTCTTTCTTTGCCATCCCATCACGCAGGGCCGTGTAAATACGACCAATTTTCAGGAAATCTTGCTCAGTGAAGGCATCAACATTGCTGCCGATGTACTCCTGAATCATTTCCTTAGTGATGCCAAACTCTTTTTTAAAAAGGGAGAAGGCACTTCTGAGTCGGTCTTCCAGTGGTTCCTTATGTCCACTAATCAATGTTTTTTGACACATATCTACCGCCGCATCAACGATGTCGCCCGGAATCACTCCAAGTATGCAAGCACGAACCCGGCGGGCTCCTTGATTGGCAACCATTTCGTAAATATCCCTTGGATCATCAAGTTTGGTAATGGCGCCCCGTGCCTTCCGTTCATGCTTCACAGTGAAAATTTTGGTTTGCCGGGTATTCGTTTCAAGATCCCAAGCGTAAGCCATGACAGATGATTCACCGGCCTTTTGTTCCAACTCCATAATTCCGTAATCAATGTTCCCCCAATTCTGAGCCAAGGCCTCAGCCAGCCGGATGGATGGGCCGGAAACCTTTGTGCCGCCGCGCGGATATTCATATACCGCATTCTCAGCCAATAGCCTCCGCTCGCATGCTTTTTTAATCCGGTCAAAAGCCGCGTATACGTCCCGTGGGAATTTCTTTGCGATAACCATTGCCGCTTGTACTTCTTGAGCCTGTCGGCTTACCATCGCTTCCGTAGTCACGCCAGTAGCCTGCTGGGGCGTTGGCATGTAATCTGAGTAATCCACCTGTGATAATCCATTCATTGTGCTTCTGCCACCTTTCTTTTATATGCTTCCGTTCCAAGCCGCTGCCATTCCCGATAGTGATCCATTGAAGGGAAACTAAACTGCGCTTTACCATTTTTGGAGAATACAATTGAACCGCCGACCTGTCTTAACCGTTGCTGATCCTCCACACGCTCACTAAATGCGACTTTAACTGCTTTAGCCATTATTTAGCACCTGCTTTCTTTTCGTACATTTGTATAATTTGATGTGCTTCGTGTTCCGATAGCAAACCGCCACCATTAAAGCGCTTAACCACTTTTCGTTTCGCTTTACTGAGTGGAGCCAAACCATGTTTTTTGAAAAGCTCTGCTATATATCCCTTTTGTTTTGGTGTTATGAAACGAGGACTATAAACCCGATCATCTGCTCGTAAATATGCATCCAAGTTAGCTCTTAACTGCTCACCCTGTTTAACAGCCATATGAAGAGACATGTTTTCTTTATAGACCTCCTTCATATGATCTAATTGCTTTTTTAAAATCTCGTTTTCTTGCTTTAATTGAGATTCAGACATCACCAACAACCTCCATTGTTTTTTATGGGGCGTTTTGGTATAATAGGAATACAATCAATTATCAAAACGCCTTACCTAGTCCACTCTGCCAAGTGGGCTTTTTTATTGCTCATTTTTAAATTCAAAACCAAGATGCTCCTTCAGATACCGCTCAAGGTTTTCCCTCAAGATGATTTCACCCTCAGCACTATCTATCACGTAATCATCGAAAGCCGTTACTTCATCCCCAAAGAAATCCTTTTGCGTTTCCGGCTCAGTCAGCTTGTCATGCCAGTTGTTCAGAACCATTGGATTTTCAATATTCATTGTGAACACCTACTCGCAACACTCAGTTGAATCCCGCGGGCTGCCATATTTAAAACGGTTTGGTGTAAGCGTCCTTTATTCGCCAGCCGGTTAATATCCTCTGTAAGAACCTTGATGCTCCCTGCAAGACTGATAGCTTCTTCATAATCGCCATCCCGTAACGCCTCCGAAAGCATGATAGAGAGCCTTTCCGCCGACTCGATTTTCCTTTTTGCTGAATCTGCATCTGCTTTAAGAAACTGATTGATTTTCATACCAGCACCGCCTGCCTTTCCTCTGTTTTTGCCATTGCAACTTGACTCATTAGCGCTTTCCGCGTCCATCTTTCAGCCAGTTCCTTCATGTTCAGGCCATGACTGCGGGCCAGCGAATATATCAGCGTTTTGTTTGCTGGGATCAGATCAAAAATCTGTTTAATATCGGCCATGGGCAGTTCTTCCGCCTGTCGGCCTGGCCTATCATTTGCCAGCCAGCGCGCTAAATGCTTTGTTGCCTGCAATGCTTCTTCAAGCTGGTGAATCATGTTGATTACCGCTGTGCTTGCGCTCTCATTAAGAGCTGGGTCTATTGGAGCTGCCGTTGTCGGGTGCAGTTTGAAAAGGTAATGTACCAAATCAATATGTTCGTATGCCTCGCACGCCTCAAACCACCTGATGCATAATTCAGGGGTCAGCTTACTAAAACCATTTTCAACATCGGAAACGTAACGTTGATCCTTCCCGCCTATCAAACTGCCGATCTGATATTGTGTAAACCCGGCCGCTTTACGAACACAGCGCATGATCTTCGGTAAATTCCGCAAGTTGTACGGATTGTTCTCCATATGTTTGCCTCCTGATATATCCAGCTGTTCACTGGTAAAATTTAATTAATGAAGGAACTAGCTTGCTTGCTGTTTTCTCAACTTGTCGATGATAAAGGCCTGTCCCTTTGGTGTAATGCGGATAGTCAGCCATGATTTAGATGAACCGTTTACTTGTCGCACTCCCTGTGCTATCTCAAAATAACCACGGTCGATATATTCCTGGTATGGCTCGTTCTTGTTTGCCAAGATCATCTTCCACTCGCGCAGCTTTTGGAACAGCCGTTTTTCTCCAATGCTGATACCCTTTTTAGATGCAAGCTTCGCCAGTTCCCTCACAAGCAATGATTTTTCAGATGCCATACAACTCTCTGCAAAGTTGATCAGTGGCTGCTGAATCTTCAGTGTGTGCTGAAGTCGTTGCCGCTCTTCCTCTTCGGTGATCCACCGCTTTGCCCGGTTGATCGGATCATCAATCATGTAAGAGGGCTGATTGAGCCTTTGAAGCTCATTTTCCATACGGTTAAATTCTGCAATGTATTTTTCTTTAAATATTGCGGCCTTTGCGCCCGTGTAACCAAAAACCAAGAATGTGAGTCCATCACGTTTTATGAGATATTTTTTGTATGTTCGGTTTCGGTCATCCTGATAGTCAACCTCCGCAAAATTGTGGAGATTAAATTCTTTGCTGGAATCAAGGTTTCTGATGTCCCGCAGGACCGTGTCATGCCGTTTCCCGAAGACTTCAGCGACAGTCAGGCTGTCCGTTACAACTTGATTACCTTCAATGAAAACGAGTTGATTCACCCTATCGCCTCCTTCATAATCGCTTGTTCCTGAGCTTCAATCCATGCATCAATGTTATGTTTGGTAAAGAAAATGCGATTCCGGACTCGGAAGTGTGGAATTTGTTTTTCTCGGACCATCGTGTAAATTGTGTCATGATGAACGCCAAGGTAATCAGCTGTTTCCTGCACAGTTAATGTATTGCGTGTCATACTCGGCCTCCTAAGCTGTATTTGTATGAGATTCTTGTCCTTTTTGATTAAAAAAAAGCTCTTTAATATCACAATCCAATATCTCAGCGACTTTAAAAGCATCTTCCATTTTAGGAGTGGAATATCCATTTTCCCAATTGGAAATAGTGGATTTTTTATACATAAGCTTTTCGGCTAAATTCTCTTGAGTTAAGCCTTTAGCTTTTCTGGCATTCACAAGTTTATAGTTTTTCATTCGCTCACCCCCTGTATAAGATTCTTGTACTTTATGTTTTCATTATAAGTATAAGAATCTTGTATGTCAACAAAAAGTATGAATTTCTTATACAAATATTAATTCACTTCTCATTTGTTGTACAATTACCTTGTACTTCGATATGGAGGAAAATCCAAATGTTGTCTAAAAGATTAAAGATTTGCCGAAAACAAAAAAAACTTACTCAAACTGAGTTAGCTGAGAAAGTCAAAACCACCAAGGGAACTATAAGCAATTATGAGAACGGACACAGTACACCTTCAAACGAAATGTTACGTGACCTTGCTGACGCTCTCGATACAACTACTGATTATCTTTTAGGTAGAGTTGATAATCATTCGAGTGTTATTAAAGAAACATCAGAGTTTGAACAAGCGTTCGGAGATGATGATTTACAACTTGCGTTTAGAGAAGCTCGTGATTTCTCAGAAGAAAGTCAAAAACAGGCAATTGATTTTATAAAGTACCTTAAAGAGAAAGAAGAACGCGAAGGCCGAAAGCCTAAAAAGTAACATACTGGGGAAACCTTTATTTATATTATTTATTATGTTATTTCTGTTTACTAATAAGATCGGGATGGGATCGGAATTAAATCTGAACTGGATCGGAAAAGAATTTTTCACCAGTAGGTTGAAGCCAGTTATATCAAGGGATATAGAATTCTTTCTCATCCGGATTGCATCTGGATTCAAACGGGATCGGATCAGAAAAAAAGTAGGAAGTTCAACTTGATTACTATAAAGGGGAAATTCAATTTGTCTTTTTTGTCAGAGAATGGTGAAGTGTATAACTGTCAATTCAAAAAACACATGAAGGCTTCTAAAAACTTTGTAAAAACTTATAAAATGATGCTTAGTGAGCTAAACGAAACCGTATTGGAAATTGCAAGAGGTAGCTTGAATAGACCTAAAGTTGTCAGCATGCCTACTGGTATATTTGCCGTAACAGATGATTATGTTTATTTCTTCTATCTTAAAAAGGATGCACTGATTACAGAGAAATGGCCTTACGATTCTATTTTGAAAATGTCTGTTACTAAAAAAGCTCTTGCTGGTTATCGGATAGATTGCACAACTTCAGATGGAGAATTCAGAATCACTAACATAACAGAAGGAAATCCAGAGGCAGTAAGTAAATATGTAGAATCCAAAATTACTGGTAATGAAGAAAAATTCAATCTGGAAAAAGAAAAGGTCAGCCAAGAACAAAAGAAAATTGAAGAAGAATCGAAAAAGCACATCAAAGAGTATTATTTTAAATCTGCAAAAACAACAATCACACTTGATGGAAACTATATAAGAGTAGCAAGAAAAGGCGCTGTTAACACTATCACACGAGGATATAGTGGGGAGAAATCTTATAGAATCAGCGAACTGTCCGGTCTTCAAATAAAAAAACCAGGATTAGTAACCTCTGGCTATTTTCAATTTTTAACACCAGCTGCCAATGAAACAAGTGGACTCTGGGACGCAATACAAGACGATAACTCCTTCACTTTTGGTCCAAATGAATTGCCGATGGTATTAGAAATTCAAAATTACATAGAAGAGCATCAGTCTATGCCGGCTCCAACAACTGCACCACCAGCTCCTGCCCCTACTGTATCTGCAGCTGATGAATTGAAAAAATATAAAGAGTTGCTGGATATGGATGCTATCACTCAAGAAGAGTATGAAATTAAAAAGAAACAGCTATTGAATTTATGACAGCCCTTTTTCCTCGGGCTATTCTTTCACACCAAAAACAGAACATATATTCCCTTTATGGTGGTGTTTTTAATGTCAATCCAACTATCGTACCTCGAAGAAGAAGTCAAAAAAATCTACCACAGATTAAATATTGAAACTCCTGAAGACATTGATTTAGAAAGGATTGCCGCGGCATTTCGTATCTGGTTGCATTATGAGCAAAGAGAAAGCTGCATGTTTCAAATTAACGGTGAGTATAGCGTCGTCCTTGATGCTCGAGCCTCTCCACAAGAACAGTGGCAAGATTTTGTTCATGAGCTATGTCACGTCTTAAAACATACTGGAAACCAATTTCACATGAATAGAATGTTCAGGCAGCTTCAGGAATACCAGGCGAACAGTTTCATGTATCACTTCTGCGTACCAACGTTCATGCTCATAAAAATGCAGCTGCCCCGTCTTAAATCAGAGGCTATTAAATTAATAGGAGATACATTTAATGTGACATATTCCTTGGCCGCTAAACGGCTAGAAATATTCAACAGAAAACAGTTTTCAATTCTCTGGCATAAAAATCTTCATCAAATAAGTAAATTGAATGTTAGGAGGTAGCCAAATGGCCAGTATAGAGCCCCGTGGAAAAAACTCTTTTAGATTAATTGTGGAGAATGGTTACGATGCCAAAGGTAAAAGGGATAGAAGAAAGAAAACAATTCGTATAGAAGATCCAAAGCTATTAAAGACTAAACGGAAATTACAAGAGTATCTTGAGGACCAGTTGCACCGTTTCAGAATTGAAGTAGAGGCCGGCGAGTATATTGCTCCGGAAAAAGCTACTTTTGAATCATTTGTAGAGAAGTGGGCTGAAAAGAAACTCTTTAATAAGAATGGTAAGCCTTACTCTTATACAACATCTGTCAAATATTCAAATCACTTAAAAAATCACATTCTTCCAGCATTAGGTCATAAAAAAATAGACAAAATAAAAAGCCTTCATATTGTTGATTTTATAGATGATTTATCTAAAGATGGGGCTAGAAAAGATGGAAAGTCTGGCGGATTAGGCGATCAAACAATCAAAGATATATTTAAAATCTTACAAGCATTATTTAAAACTGCCACAGAGGAATGGAAATTGATAAAAGACGACCCTATTGAGGGATTGAGTTCGCCAGAAGCTGAGAATAAAGAAATGAACTTTCTTGAATCTGACGAAGCAGCTGAATGTATTAAAGTGTTGTATGAAATAGATATTAAATGGCGCTTATATTATCTTTCAGCTCTGATCGGGGGGCTTCGTAGAGGGGAGGCTCTTGCCTGTGAATGGCACTTGGATGTAGATTGGGACAAAGGTGGAATATACGTAAATAGATCAATTTCTAAAACAATTAATGGAGAGCCTCATGTCAAAAGACCAAAGTCAAAAAGTTCTCAACGATTCGTCAAAATGCCTGATTTCTATATGAATGAATTGGCTAAATTTTATCGCATATGGAAAAAAGAAAAATTGTTGCTTGGCGACGCATGGGAAGGCGGAGAACATCAATATGTGTTTCACAGTGGTAAAGGAAAACCTTACTACTATACAACCCCTACTGCAAAATGGACTAAAATAAAAAAGAAGTACGGTCTAAAAGATGTTCGTCTTCATGACTTGCGGCATACTATGGTTGCTCTCCTTATGGAAGCTGGCGAAAGTCTCAGTGCTATTCAACGAAGAGCTGGACATGCCAGTGCTCGAACAACTAGTGATATTTATGGTCATGTTACCGAGAAACTCGAAAATAGCATAGTAAAACACTTTAACCAGTTCGATCCTAGAAACCTAGCACAAAAACAGAGTTGA